AGAGCTTCTCCATTATGCAGGTGCTTATCACCTATGCATTTTCCACTCCAAACATCCGCATTAGTGTCACATCTCACTCCCTCCCTCACCTTAAACGTGGGTCGCTGAGGGATTTCGAGGTTATAGCCGTGTCGCTATCGTCCTTCATGCGTTGGTGAAGTTTACCCTCAGCAAAGTCCAAGGCCATGTCTGTAATACCTTCAACAGCTTGCTTGTAGACTTCATCTTGTTCCATCCAAAGGTAGTGAGTAGTTCTATGTATGCCTACCATGTTAGCGGCTTGAGTCACAATTCCGAGCGTTTTTTCCAACGCCTCAATCATTGCCCTTTTTTTTATGTCGAGTTCTGTAGACACCATACAACAAAACTACATTAAAAACAAATATTTTACCAAATTAATTTTCAGTAATCTGTCCTTGTTGCACTGTTGGTTCTGGTTTTATAATACCCAGCCACTTAAGTAATTTTTTAAACATGGGATAAAATTACGTAATCCAAAGCATTTAGCACTTGTTGAGGTGTGTAGCAGGTGAAAATTTGTATTCCATAATCTCCCCAAAGTTTATGAAGATTTTTTTGGGCTGGTGATAATGTTCCTTTGCCATGTTTTAGTTCAATTGCCCACAATTTTGGTTTGATGAATACAAGGTCTGGTATTCCTGGCAATATCCCCATAGAAATTAACCGATGCTGATTTTCATTAGGCGGATGGAAGAAAAACCCCCTCAAATCTTTGTAATTATTGTTAATATACTGAAATGTTGCCGACTGAAATTGCCCTTCGTTAGCGTAAATTTTAGATAAATATTCTTCTTTGGTCATAGTTGTAACGAATTTACGAAGTGTAACGATGGTAATTTTTAAGTTCGTTACAAAAAAACTCAATGTGGTAAAGGGTTTCAGCGTTTTGTAACGATGTTACGAACTTTTTCCCTATCTATTATATAGTAACATAATAGTAAAATATACATACATCATAAAAATACAAAATACATACACCTATAAAAAATTATTCTACACATACATATTAATTAGAAAATTTATCGTAACATCGTTACAAAACTAATGAAATGCAATACTGGTAATGGTTTCAAGTGTAACGAACTTTAAAAAAAGAACGTTACACTTCGTTACAAACGTTACAAATTAGCACCCGCGCATTATCAAAATGGAGCTTTTTCCATAAATTTTCTGACTTTGTTTGTAAATCCGTTTACCCTTTCGGTTTTATCAAACCAAACTTCATAGTTTCTTTTATCCCCCCACTCTCTCAATGCTTGGTTAATTTTTATTATTGATGGAGTATAATTTTTATTGCTATTGTTATCAGCCATAAAAACTGATAAATGCTGATTAAAATCGCTGTTGGTGACGGTTGTGGATGCTGTCCAAATTGGCCAGTACTCTGAAATAAAGCCATGTATTATTTCTCCAAACCTTTGTTTAAATTGCTTTTCCCACCCTCCAGAAGTTAGCAAAGGAGTTTTCAATTTATTACCAGCTTTGAGCCACTCTTGTATTGATTTAGCTATAAAAGTATCGTAATCGTTAAAATCTTGTTCATTCCATCCATCAGGAAAATGACAGCCAAAATGAACATCTAAACCGCCACATCGAGTAAAAAAATCAGTAAACTCAATTGGAATTATCCTGCGTTTCAAACCGCCATCAGTAATATCATATGAAAAATTGGTTTGAACTATAAACTTTGGAGCCTCATTATTTGGTATTTCTATTTCATCCTTAAAAAGTCTTTTCCAAATAAAGGATCCAGTTGATGGCTCTTTAAGAAAAGAAAAGTCAAAGTCCTTAGAAACGTCGGATATTCCGAAAATTCTTTGTCCGTTCCATGATTGAAAAAACTTTTCATCAAACTTAGCCTGCGCTCCTGGTTTGTTGGTGTAGGTGGTTGATAGTTTTAATAGGTTGCAAAATACATTCTTACCACTACCTCCTCCCTGTTTTGGATCTGGGCATTGCTCGGTTAATACAATAATGTAACCAGTTGTTTCGTCTTTATATTCATGGCACAAATAACCCAAGCATTTCATAACGTGATTAATAGAATCATGTCCAATTGCTAATGTTATAAAATCATTGTACTTTCCATTATCACATGAATAAAAAGAACGTTTTTGTATTTTATCAGCCCACACAAGTCTATTTTCTAAATAATCATAGGAATATAATTTATAACCGTTAATAGTTATGTGCAAAATTCCATTACTGAAAAATTTATAACTCGCTGTTTTTGTATCATTAACTAAAAGAGATTCATTTAAAAGTTCCAGTCTTGTCATTGTATACTTTCCATGTGATTCCATGAATTTTTCATAACTATTCGCTATTGATTCGTACTCTATTGCATCTTCTTCTTTTATATACGATTTCATTTCATCTTGGAATACTCTTGTAGAAATTTTATAAATAAAGTTTCCTACGATGCGTACAATTTCATTTCTGTAATTTCTAAAACCTAAACCATTAGCTACATTTACAAAAGACTCTCTACTAATTAAATAATATTCTTCCTCAGGATGTTTTACCCAATAAATTCCATATGGATGAAGTTCTTTATATTCTTTTAATTCCTGCTCAAATTGTTTTTTTGCATTATCACTAATATTGCTCGGAAGCTTTTTATTGTTTTTTGCATTTGTTTTAATTATTCGTTGCTCATGCTTTTCAGCTATTTTACCATACTTGTTTTCAACTAAATAACTAAACGTTTTTTTCTTGTCATTGCTATGCTTTAGCATTGAAAGAACAGAGCTTGGCGTATATCCTCTATTTGACTCAAACTCTGTTGAAGAGGTGAAAAAATAATAGATTCCATATTCTTTAATATAAGAAGCTGATATTCCATTTTTCTTTCCAGGTCTTGTATAGTGAATGTGTGTATTAGTTTCGGCAAAAATCTCCCATCCATTGTCATTTAAAACTTTACCATCATCCGAACGATTGTAATGCTCAAACGGATTCTCATCATAATAATCTGTCTTTTTTTGATGAGTTATTTCAATTATTTTTTTTTGTTGTTTTTGATTGAATCCCTTGCAAATATTAATTAAACTGCACCTTTCCTCCCATGTTATAACAGGTATTTCAACATCATTTTTTACAATGTAATTCATTGCAGGTGATGCTACTATATAACCACCCTCTCCCCTTGTTTCTAATGCAGCTTCTTTAACACCTTCCTGCCATGCTAATTTCTGATTGCCTTCAGGTTCATGGTCTTTAATTCTATAAATTAAATGATAGCCTTTCGATGGCGTTTGGTGTATACGTAGTGAAGCAAATAATTGAGGGTATAAGGTTTGCAATTGAGAAAATAACATGGCATCAATTCCCGGCCAATTTTTTACGTCGATATCAATCACTTCTAAATTTCCACTTATTTTTCCTGCTACTATTGCAAAGCCCGTAGTTTTCCTTTTTTCAAATAATTCTTTGTATAAATATTCAGGAGTCGGCAATTCGTCTTTCCACTTTCCCCATGGATAGGCCGATTTTAAGTGATATGTTCTACCATTATATTGCTCTTCTTTATCACGTACAGGTATTATACTAATGCCTTTAGACAAGTAATCACTGGCGTATTGCCATATTTCCAAAAATGTAGTATTCATTTGTTATTTTATTGTAACGTTGAAGATTTCAATTGAGGAATCATAGGGAAGATAATAAGACCAGCCACTTTTGTAACCCATAAATTTAGCGTATTCTGTGGCGAATTGCATTCCTTTTTTTAAACATAGCCTTCTTCCATATCCTTTCTTTTCTCTATGTTTTACATAAATGGATAGTTCATAAGGAGTTAAATCAAATGCCTTTCTATTTTTAATTAATTTAAATTCCTTATTTTGTTTTTGTGTTACTTCTATAAGTTCTCCAATTTGTAGTTCCTTTTCTTCAGCTTCCATTTTATGACCACACTCAGGACAAATGTTTGTTTTTGTCGGCATTACATAATAGCAATTAGGGCATTTTTTTATTGGAGCTACTCCGTTTTTCTTTTGTTTTTTATTCCATAAGTTTTCCCAGTCAATAAAATCATCCCACAATCCATGTCTATCAGCATTTTCTCCATAATCCAAAACAACAAAATTGCTTTTTCCTTCAAATATTCTTGAACCTCTTCCTATCATTTGACAATAAAGAGCAAGTGATGTCGTTGCTCTGTTTAAAATAACCAAATCAATTTTTGGAAAATCAAATCCTTTTGTCAGTATCCCAACGCTTATACAAATATTTATTTCGCCTTCCATAAATTCTTTCAAATTATTGTCAGCGTTTTCATGCCTACTATGCACAATAGTTGATTGATATCCGCTTGTTTGCATTTGAAAATATAGTAGTTCAGCGTGTTTTATTGAGCTGCAAAAAATCAAACATTTCTTGTAACTGAAATTATTTATATCCTCTAAAATTCCCTCAAAAACTTGTGTTGTTGCAAATGCAGTAAACTGGCTTTCTTCAGTAAATTCACCACCCCTCTTTTCAAGTTTTTTTGTATCTACTCTTGTACGCATAAAATGCCTATACTTCGAAAGAAACCCCATTTCTACTAATTGCGATGGCTGAGGCCCTACAACTATATCTCTGTAAATATCAACAAGATGCGGAGCAACCTTGTAATCAGGTGTAGCAGTAAAACCTAATAATAAAGCATTGGGCAATTGTTGCAATAATTTTGTGGAAGTGCCTACGTGAGCTTCATCATTTATGATTAAAAGCATTTGTGATAAATTCTGAAGCTGTGAAATGATAAATGGCCTTCGCGATAATGTTTGAGCCATTGCAGTGTATAATGAGCCATTTTGTACTTCCAAATGTTTTACATCAGAATTAATTTCTATACAAAATCTTTCATCTACTATCTGTTTGTAGATCTTTCTACTTTCTGTTAAAATTAAAACAGTCCAACCTCTCGAAATAGCAGTTTCTGTAATTGAAAGGAATACTTTTGTTTTTCCTGCCCCAGTTGCAGCACAAGCAATAATTTTTCTTTTTTCACCTAACTTCTTTCTTATGTCATTAATAAATGACTCTTGATATGGCCTAAGTTTTACCATAAAATAAAAAATCCCGAAGAAGTGCCTCTGGTAGAATCGGATGCGCTTGCACCCTCAGAAGCCCCCCTTCGGGAAATTCGATAAGTTTAAATTTATCGGGATTCTACCTCCGACAATGCAAAATTATAAATTAATGATATATGAAAAACCTTTATTTTTATTCTTCAACAATCTCACGTTTCTTATCATAATAGTTCGATGCAAGTTTTAAGTGATTGTCTGTCAGCTTCAGGATGTCGAAATAAATATCGTTCAGAGTCGATGGCTTAACCCATGAGCGTGATTTAAGCCAGGTAAATAGATGTTCTTTATTTATGAACTCACCCCAGTGCGCTTCAAACATCACGCCTTTAAATTTATAGATTCTGACAATTCCGAACTTGTCGATGTCGTAGAATTTCGGTTGCATGGTTTTCGATTTATGGTGTAACAGTGTGGACAGATGGGAAGTGATTCCTTGCGGCCTGCGATGGTTTGCGTGAACAGTTTAAAGCAGTTCCTACACTTAATCCACTTGGCGGTTATTTTCATATTGTTTTTTTTAAAGATGCAGCCCGTAGAAACGGGCCGCCTGTTTACCTATATAACCACATGAAAAGTTAAAAAGGGAGGTCTTGAAAGTCGTTATTTGCCTTATTATCGAACTTACTGCCTCCGCTTATAAAAGTTTGTTCAGCTTGCTTTTTCTCCGGTGCCTTAAGGTTACCAATATAGACCTTAGGAGCTTTAGCATCGCGCTGCTCTTTGGATTGATTAATTTGGATGCTGCCACTGTTTCCGTACTGGTCAACGGAATCGTTCAACCAGATAGTAACATTGAGCCACTTGTTACCGTTCTTATCGGTCGTAATGGCTTCCTTGGGAATTTTCGACAGGTTCAAGCCTGCGTTAAAAAAAGTATTCATAAAATTTAAAGCCCGCGTTACCCAGCGAGTTTGGGTTTATTTTTTAAAATCAATATAATAAGCATAAGCAATTAGTGATATAAAAGATAGTATTTGAAATACAATAAATGCGTATGCAAAGACATCGATTTTTTTCATAATTATTAGTATTTATATATCCATTTCAGCTGTGGGAGCAGGATTCGAACCTGCATGGAGTCTCTTTTCCTTGTCGTTAAGCCTCTGCGTTTGCAACCGCTGTACTTTCCACCGATAACCCCTTCGAGTATAGCGTCTACCGCGACAGGGCAACACCCCTATGCTTCCGCCATCCCACAATGTTATAATTTACTCAAATCTTCTTTCAATCTTATTAAAAAATTCAAATCTCCATCATCACCACTCAAAAACCAATCTATCCGTTGGGCATAAATTTGTGCTACTTTCAATAGCGATAAACCTTCTTTAAACCTGTCTAATATTTCTGGAGGGTATTCTATATGATACAAATCTTCAGGGTATTTTTTATACCAATTTGGGTCTCTATATCCCTCATCCTTTATTTCTTCTTTTGTTTTCTTTCTACCATTCCGCTCAATAATCTCCATAATCGATTCGATTATTTCGGTTATTTGGTATTGGTTGTAGTTGAAATAGCCTCCGCTCATATTAAATATTTATCATATCGTTGATATCAACTGTCCGGTATTTCCAGATGGTTTATTTTGTAGCCAGGGATGGATTCGAACCATCATTAAACCTTTTTTTTAGGCGTAGCAATAGTACTCTTGCTTGTTTATCTGCGCCACCAGCGTCTACCAATTCCGCCACCTGACTTTTCAACTATTGTTTAAGGAAGTTGACTACCTTCTGTACTTGAGATATTACAGAACCAAGTTTACATTTATTACTTCAAAGTCACCGCCACAGTCGTAGTGCTTGTCTTGGATGGCGGATAGATAGTAATTATCTCCCCAGTCTCCGATTGCAATACTTCAAGCCCTTCTATTGGGATGGTCTTAATAAATGCTTCACGTTTCTTGATTTGCTCATTAATGGCATCCAATTGCGTGTACAATGATAGCAGTTCCAGATCTCCGCACTTGCTATAGTCGTATCGCACACCACTTTCGCGAATGTCTAAGGTTGCATTGAATCGCTCGTGACGTTTTCCGTACTTCGTAGCCTCGGTAATTACAGCATCTTTGAAATCTTTGTTGGAAGTAATGGCCTTGATAATTTCCTCCATGCATTTCAGCGTGATAAGTACTTTTTCAGGATCTTCGTTGCCCTCTGTAATGCGATTAATAACATCGCGCACAAAGTACGAACGCTCTTCTTTGTTTGTGTAAAATAGCGCGAGTGCGCTGGTGGTGGTTAGTTCACTCATGTGTTATAGGTTTTTAGGTTTGACAAATATACTTAAAATCATCGCTGCATCATCCGACAGCGCAAAGAAACCAGGTTCAATATCGGATACTATTGTGATGCCCACAACATTTCCGGGCATCCGCTCCGCTGTGAGGCTGCACTGCTCATCCCTGATAAGCAGCACTTTGTCGTTTACTGTTATTTCCTGATTCATTCGGCTTCAATTTCAAAGGTTACTTCACCGCCATGACTATGGACGGCTGCGGCTAAATTTTCAAGTGCTTGCTTTTGGTCAGGTGTGAGGCTGAAGGAATCTATGCACTTTTGCGCTACTTCCAAATCACCTGCATTAATGCGCTCCATGGCTTTCTTGTACTGGGCCTCGGTAATCTCTGGCTTAGTTTCAGCAAAGTCCATTTCCTCAGGTACGTAGACCGGCTGCTCGTAGATGTCAGGTGTGTACCACTTCACACCGTTGGACATGGCGCGAGCAAATAGCATATTTCTTGGGAACTTGTCAAGATTCTTAGTACCGGCCTTTCGGGCATCTTCGATGGTGAAGGTTGAAGTGCCAAGTGTTTTATTTCCTTGTTTAAACTCGATGATGCAAATCTTGTCATCGTGTTCAATCACGTTGTAGTCATATTTTCCGAAGCTCTTTACCCTTGCAGCCATCAAACCAGCACCTACCACAGGCTTGCCCTGGATGATGTGGATGCCATTCATTGCGGCCATAGGGGAAATGCCCATTTCTTGACCTGCAATGATTTTTACAACTGCTTGATGAACAGATTTGATGTCGGAGAATAATCCGCTGCGAAAAAATACTTCGCCAATTGATAGCGCATCCTGTGCGCTTTTGATCATTTCTTGTTTCATGTGTTTTAGTTTATAATGGTAATATTTTCAACTGTGCCAAGGTATTCATAAGTCCAGGCCCATGTTGGGTATAATAAAGCCAACTTTAAATAGGCCTTGTGATCGTCTTCCGCTGTGATTACAGCTGCACCGCTGTTTTTTGATACAAATAGGTATTTTTTCATAATGCTTCGATGTCGTTGTAAGGTAAAAAATAGGAGAGTTCTAAAAGTCCTGCAAATTTGATTTTAATTGATTCAGGAAGGTTAAGGTAGTGTTCAGAATTAATCTTTATACACTTAGGAGACCGGCCAAATTTTATGATAAATGAGCCGATAAGTTGGTGTAGTCGTGCTTCAGTTATCATACCAGTCTTTTTTAATTTCCTCCCATCCTACAAGCATGCCGCCTACAAGCAGGATGCAAAGTGGTATGATTAAATGCATAGTCCAATAATTACCAGCACTGCGGCTGCGATTAGTAAAGCGATGTCGCGACGTGTAGGTTGGTATTCGGGCTCTACCTCGAATTTCCACTGGATGTTTTCGTTTTTTTTCATGTGTTATAGTTTAGATTGTAAATTTATAAAGGTTTATTTAATTAGCCAAATTTATTTTCATATTTTTCTATGGCCTTGAAAATTTCATAAACCACTTGAGGTACTACGGCGTTTCCTGCTGCTTTGATTGATTCGTTTCTCCACTTAGAAAAGGTAATTCCGTCCAATCGGTTGGAAAGCCCATCATTTCGAGAACAAATTGCGGATTGAGTTGGGAAGTTTTGCCATCTGGTTGATTCAATACTCCATGCATTTCGTTTACTAAACTGCTTCCCAATTGGAGTTTTGGATTTGTCCTTTTGCATCCCCCATTCTTGTCTGAAACTGTTGGAGTATTCAATAATGGATTCATCATCAGATATCTTACAAGTGTCACGCTGTGCATACTGCCATCCTTCACTTGAGTTGATTTCATCGTTGCCGTTGCGTTCGTGCTGTCCATTGCTGTTACGGTAGGCAACAAACCAGACTCTATCCCTTCTGTGGGGAGCGTTAACGGCCGCAGCTGGAAGTACATACGCTTGTACTTCGTACCCTTGAGCTTCCAGGTCAGCTTGCACTTCTTCGAATACCAGTCCCCCTGACCAATTAACAAGCCCGAGAACGTTTTCGCCCATAATCCAACGTGGTTGAACTTCTCGAATGACTCTAAGCATTTCTGGCCATAAATGGCGTTCATCTTCCTTTCCTTTTCGTTTTCCTGCGGAACTGTATGGCTGGCAAGGAAATCCACCTGTGAGAATGTCGATGTGTCCTCGCCATTCGTGAAAAGTTGACTTTGTAATGTCTGTGTATTGTTTCGCTTGCGGCCAGTAGTGATGGAGGACTTTTTGCCCAAATTCATTCCACTCGCAGTGAAATTTGTTTTCCCATCCCATCCACTCTGCTGCGAGGTCGAAGCCTCCGATTCCTGAGAAAATAGATCCATGTGTCATAAGTTTTCTTTGTTATCAACAAATAATATTTCCTCCCCTGCTATTATCTTATCCATGATAAGCTCAATTACTTCACGCTGTGGTGGATTCAATAGCCTGATCCGGTCAACGATGGCATCCACTACCAATACATCACTTTCAATCTCATCCCGAACGGCACTGCGCACATCGTCAGGGAATAGGATGCTACTCTTAAAGTCGTTCAAGATGTAGTCCAGCCGGTTAATGTAGTTCTTTAAGATAGGTTTTTTTAAAGCCCTGTTAAAGTCCTCCCCAAATTCCTTCGCTTTTTTAACGTTGTGCAGGAAAGCAACGAGTGAGGTACTGTTCATGTTAATCTATATTACAAAAGCATTCGAATGATGGGTCATTTTCAAATAAATTTCCTTGTGATTTGCTGATTTCTAACAATTTTATTAAAGAAATATTATTAATAAAAGTTCCGTTAATTATGCCCTTATTTAATAAATGATTTTCTTTTTCTATCCACCAGTTTAATAATTCAGGTTTTTCTTTAGCTATTTTCAATATTTTTCCTTTTCCTTTTAAAAAACAGCAGTCACAGTTACCAAATAAATGATTTAGATTTAAATCAAATGATTGATTTTCCCAAAATATTTTAATATCATTTTTGGTTATTTTCCATCGAACTAAAGGCATTTCCAAATCAATATAATCTGGTAAACTATTTTTCATTTTAGACCATCTTTGAGGTTCATCGTATCTTATGCCATTATAAATCGTCCAATGTTTTAAATTTAAATTTTTTAAATAACGCTTACAAGTTTGTATTTTTAATTGA